AGTTTTTCCATTATGAGTTTTTAAATCGACTGGATTTTTCTTTTCATTTAACGAAAAATCTGGACATAAATTTAAAAATTTAGCAACAATAAATTCGCCCATAAAACCATCTATATCTATATCATAAGGGTTTCTATCACTATATTGACGATCAGCATTGTGTGTCATTGCATTTTTTCTACGCATAACACCAAAAAACTCACATAACAACAGTTCGTGTCTGTTTAAATTAATTCTCATATAGTTTCTCCAAGAACAATTTCAAGGAGCTTCTCTTCGGTAATGTTGTAGGTTCTTTCAAAAGCTTTTCTGCCCATTCCGTGAATACCGGAATTTCCTCTATGATGTTCTGGGCAGAGGGGGATAACTGGGGCATTTGTACGCTTACCTGCTCTTCTGATATGGTGGAGTTCTGCTGGCGTTCCTTTGTAACCGAGGACATAGCAGAGAGAGCACCCAAATCGTGCCATGCGATCATTATGCTTTTTTTCCTCTTTATTCATTTTTCTTTATTTGCTCTAATTGATATTTCTACCAATATAAAATTTTGTAAATCTTTATTTTTTGTTCGAAAGTAAGTAATTAACAAATTAAAAATTGTCCATTTATCAAGATTTCTGGGTAAATTATTCAATTTCAATACTTTGCTCTACAGCCCATGCTTGAATGTATTCAATAAGCTCAGACATTTCTTCAACTGTTAGCTTAGAGGTAGGTCTAAAAACCACATCTACCCCATAACCATCAATAGCTGGTAACATTTCTACAGGCTCTCCTCTTGCTCTGAGCCAAGCAGCGGTTAAAAGGCGTTTCCATGTTTCTACTTCTTGTACTTTGCCTGCCCATACTACTTTTCGGGCTATTTCTTGTATAAGAACATGAAGCTTAGAGTTTTGCTCTAGGGTTCTATTCTTAGGTTTAAGCTCTACTGCATAGCCAGTAGGGGCTTCCAGTATTGCTTGCATTGCATTTTTTCTAGCCAGTTCATGAGCAAGTATGAAAAACTGTTTCATTTCTCTCCCCTTACTAATAAGTTCCAATCGGCTTACCTAGATAATCCAATATGGTTCTGCATGATTCAAATACTTCAGCTTCATATCTAGTCATTTCCATTCCTCTTGGAATTTCGCTTAGGATATGCTTTAGTCTTTCAATAACTTTATCGTCATAATCTGTTGGTTTGATTTCGGTCATTTCTCTCCCCTTACTTTAGCTTCTAATCCAGCACAGATATATTTGCCAAGCAATTCAATTCCATACCCAATAAATACTCCAGCTATGGCTATTCCACCGCCAATGCACAATCCCATAATCCACATTATTTCTCTCCCCTTACTTTAGCTAAAAATTTAAAGGTCAAACCAAACAATCTATATGATTTTGTGTAGCCATTTCTTTCTCTAAATAATGGTTGGTGATATTTTGTTTGTTTTACCCATAAGCCATAGCCAAAAAATCTAAACCAAAAGCCATGACCAATGTTGCAATAGTAAAAAATTCTCATTTCTCTCCCCTTACTTTAGCTTCTATTGCGTTTGGGTGAAACTTACCATGTCCTTCGGGGTTGTCTTTCATGGTTTTAATTACTAAATTTCGTTTTTCTCCACATAAACAACAAACTTCAACCCTTTGCGGCGGGTATGAAAGAAGCATTGTGTCTGTTGAGTGCCAGCAATGTGTGTGCATGTTCATTTCTCTCCCCTTACTTTAGATTCTCTAGCTTCTTTCCCATCTGCATACCCAAGCAAATAAGACCTTGTGTCTAGTAATGCCTGTTGATATTCTTTCTTTGAGATAACAGAATCTCCCCATTCATCTTTTGATGGCTTTGTTTGTGGTGTGGTAGCATTGACCCATTTATCTACACTAGAATCTCGTTGCTTTGCCATACCATCAATAAATCCTTTTTCATAGGCTTCATTGTTTTCGCTTGGGCAGTATTTGGTTGGTGTCTTTTCCAAATCCGCTATCCGTTTAATCTGTTCTTGATTGCGTAGTTCATATTTCTTGAGTTTGTCTGCTTGTTGGCGAAGCATATTGGCTGATTCTTCACAATAAAGACCATGAAAATCTTGTAATTCTTGTGCTAATTCGTATGCGTTCATATCAGTGCATCCTCAAATTTATATTGAGGTTTTTGAGCCTTCATATATTTGAATGTCCAGCCTTTTCTTAATACGCAGATAGCCAAAGCTTCTTCTTTTCTACGGACTATACGCATTGCTTGATGTTCTTCATCAAAAACTATATAACTCATTTCCATTCTCCATGATTACCTCGATTGCCTTTGTGCCACTGATCTATAAAATCATCAGACAATCTATTCCAAATTTTTTCAACATTACTTTTACCAACATATTCCCTGAATTTTTTCAAGCCCATTTCAGCCCGTAACTTACACAAGTAACGGACTGAGCATTGATGTTTGAACAGTTCAGAGTTATTCATCAGAAAGGGATGTCATCATCTGGCATACCATCTGGTGCTGGTGCTGAAGCTGGTTTATCAGAACTAGCTTTTCCACCTAATAATTGCATACTGCTGGCAATTACTTTTGTGGAATATTTCTCAACACCATTGGCATCGGCATACTTTTCTGTTTTAAGTTTTCCCTCAACATAAACAGTTCCACCTTTTTTGATGTATTTTTCAGCAATTTCAGCAAGCTTGCCAAAGAAAACAACATTGACCCATTCTGTTACTTCTTTAGATTCACCCTGTTTGTCTTTGTATTTTTCTGTACAAGCCACAGAGATATTGGCAACAGTTCCACCAGAACCCGTTTGTCTTACTTCTGGATCACGCCCTACATTGCCTATGATCATTACTTTATTTAATCCTGCACTCATGATTTTTTCCCTTGTAAATGTTTACGACCTGAACCTTTTTTAGTATAACTGCCACTTTTTTGATTTTTAATAGGCTTTGACCCTAATGCTGGGAAAATATTTCTAATATCAACATTAGCCATCTTTACCAGTTCCATCTTGACCAAACTGATTGCCCGTCTATCTTCTACAGACATTTTTTCTTTTGTTGTCATTGTTGACCTTTCATCATGTGTTCTACTTCTTTATCTACTTCTTCTAAAAACTGTTGAATGGCTAATTCCATTTCTTTTATAAATGTTTCATCTCTATAGGTACGCTTAATAAACAGCTTGCTTCTATCAGGAAAATTAGGATTAAATCCCACATAGTCATTCCATTCCTTTTGACCACAAGACAGTTGTGCCTGTTGTTGTATCCAATACTTTTTAGGGATCTCATTTGTTTTAATAACTTCCCAATGATTGGCGTTATTTCTACATTTGATTTCAACCATTCCATTAGTGCTAACCAGACCATCTGGAGAAGCACCAAAGTTAACAATGTTCGGATGATCAATAAATGGCACTTGATCTACAAATCCACCTGTAAATACTTCATAAGCCATCCTAGCTTGAGTTTCCCTGTCCATACCATTTTGCATATCAGGACTGACAAAAGATTCCTCAACAGTTCCAGTAACTCGTTGCAAAGCCAGTTCAATTAAATAGTTAGCTCTACTGGCAGATACACCTGTTTTGGTCTTAGCCAATATATCAGCAACCCTAGAAGCTGTTACTTTACCTCTTCGTACTTCAAACCATTCAGGAGTTCTCTGAAGAATAATTTCACTCATGATTACATTCCTTAAATTAAAGTTTATCTAAAATTTCTGATCTTGTAGGATGTTTTAATTTTCTAATTGCTTTCATTTCTATTTGTCGAACTCGTTCTCTAGTTTTATCAATAATTTTTGCCACCTCTTCTAAAGAATGTTCTTTTTGATTTTCAAGACCATATCTAAGACAAATTACATGATGCTCTCTTCTTGTTAAAGTTTTTAAAACATCAGTAACAACATTAGATCTTTCTTTTTCATAAAATTCTTGATATGGAGATTTAATATCAATCATTTCAACTGGATTTTCCCCAAGAGCAGATAGCATTTCAATTTTTCCCATAGAAGCTTCAGATGAATTTTTTGCTAATCTCATAGAAAGCTGTTCATTTGTCCAAAGATCGCTTGGGCTTGCACCCAATACTTCCATAACTGTTTTTGCAACCTCAGTAAATTCTCCATTATTTCCAATAGGGGGAGATCTTAATCCAACTAAAGCAGTAACATGAGTTGGAGTTAATCCCGCATCTCTTGCAAATTCTGCTTGAGTTTTATAACCAGCATTTTCAATTGCAGAAAGTAATAAGTTATTTCTAACTGTTACTTTTACCCTATATTCTTTCATTTCTTTTCCAATAAAGCTTTTTGTTCATCTTTAGCAATAACTAAAGTCTGCAATGCTCTTGGGTCTTTTTCTAAAGCCTTGTAAGCAGTCTTATATTCAGCATGAAGCTCTTCTAATGTATTGCACATTCTTAATGAACCAACCCACTCATTAGCAGTTTCAGCTAGATCAGGTGCATCTTCCTGCGGGACATCCTCACCAGCATATATGTATAAGCCAATACCAAAGCAGGCAATACACTTGGCAAGACACCGCATCTGTGCATCGGAAATTTTTCTTGCATCCGGTTGTTTGATAGCATTGTTTCTGTTATCCATTACTGGCAGTTGCATTTCCAAAGTTTTGCCAAAAGCAGTAACTTCACACCTGACCATCATGGTATCGTTGTAGTCAATCGGTGGTAGGAATATCCAAGTTGCTGATGGATCATTGGTTAATAGTTGATCAACCGCCCATGCCCAAGAAAGGTATGTTAGTGATCCCTTCTTTTCTGTGTGCTCATTGACATTGATTTTTTTGAGTTCTGCAAAGGTTTTCATGATTACTCCCCTAATGATTGATTAAAATAATAAATTGCTACTTCTTCTGCCATTTTTTCTTGATAGTCAATGCTCATTGAATAAAGCTTCAAGCCAAAGTGACCAAACTGTTTTTGATCCATAAAGTCTTGTAGAACTTCCAGATCTTCTGGTGAACCTGCATCATAGGCTTCCATTAAATTTTTGAGTAATGCAGGATTGTTTCTTGGGTAATTCAAAATTTCTACTACTACTTCATCTTTTGATTTCATATTGCTCTCCATGATTAAATAACCTAAACGCTTAGGTTCATATTACTACAAAAAAAATAACTACCTAGATAGGACTTACCCTAATTACTGTACAAGGATGATCTGAATATTTTTTGCTGATGTGCAATTCAACAATTTGGCTATCGTCTTGATAAACAATTCCATTCATTCCATCCAAAACTGTTTTAGCCAGATTGTCCAGATCTGGTTTAACAGTTGGCATTACTTCATTACTTTCCAAACTCTTTCTCGAAATTGATTTTGGAATTTTCAAAAAAAACTCGATTGATACTTTTACCGCATTTTTTCTCGCATTTTTTTGTTGCACTGCAACATCACGCTTATTTTCATGTTGCACTGCACAAATGCTCGTTTTTTGTTGTTGCATCGCAACATGAGCCGAATACGCCACTCGACCCTCGGCATCCCTCGTCTTTTGTGGCGTGTAGGTTCGTGCAAATCCGTTAGCCCTCGTAAATCGTGGTCTACCCTTCGGTACTGGTTCGCCTTCGACAATGAACATTAACTCACGCATCAAAAATACCTATGTATCGGTGTGTCGGCTTCTTCTATGAATTGCTGGCTTCGGTAATCAAACCATAGTTTGATACGACCTTCCCATTCTCCGTTCCGTTGCTTTTCACATATCAGCATTGCACTCGGTACTTCACGATCAAAGTGATGAGGATTCTCGGCTACTTTTTGAGCTTCCTCTTTATTTTTCCAAACAATAAAAACATTATCGGCTTGATCGGTAATTGAGCCAGACCCTTTTAGGTCAAACTTGCCACCTATTTCTTTCTCGTTATTGCCTTTTCTCATGTGATGTACAAGGTGAATGTGCATCCCTGTATCCCTTGCTATCGAGCATAGAGCATTAACAAAATTCTTTTGACCATTAAAGTCATCTTCTCCGTTTACGCACTTCATCATGGAATCAATCACAAGGTGATCAATTCCCAATTCATGATGAGCAAACCTGCAAACTGCCAGCATCTGCTCCGTATTGACCATGCCATGATGATCGTATAGGTAGAGATTGCCTTGTTTCCATTCTGAGAATTGCTTAATGGCTTCGGGTGTGGGCAATTTAAGCCCTGTAGCCTGTCTTGCCATCCTCGCTAGGGTGATCTCTGGTCGCATCTCAAAAGAAGCTATCAGGCATCGTTTATCCTGCTCCATCAGCCCCAATATGACTTGACCCATGAGCAAAGACTTACCATGTCCATTCACGCCTGCCCACAAGCTAACCTCTCCAGCCCTGAGAGCCACATTCCTAACCTTTTGCCAAGGTAATACGCATCCTTTGGCGTAGAGATTGCCTGCAAAATATTCATCAAGGGAATATCTATAAGCCCCTTTTTCCTTGATCTTCCGTCTGTTTTCGGTTTCGTTTTGCCACTTGCCCCAATCAATCTCATCTTCCTGAATAAACATTGATCTCTCCGTCTGAATCTATTCCTACAATGCCCTTGACCCCTGCATCTACCAAAGCACACCACCACCTCGTATAAAGCTGGAGATCATCACAAGGCAAAAGCTGGATGTCCAAACCTTTCGCCCATGACAAATCTGCCAATTCAGGCGTTGATTTCCGTACATAAACTGTTGGCAAGATCTGATCTTTGATGTCGTTATCGGCATTAAATGGCTTGCCAAAACTCATAAAAACAGTCACTGGTTTCCGTCTTTTCTTACGCAATTCAATAATCTGCTTATGCCCAATCATGTTGCGTTATCCCAAGGCTTGCTAGTAGAAACAACCCCTTTCGTTCCACCTGAATCCTGACATCTTGAAAACCAACCCGATAAAAATTTTCCATAATTGGATTTTCTTTTTGTAGGGTTAGATTTCAACCAAACTATTGCTTTTGCCATTTCGGATTGAAAATTAACTGCTGGATACGCTTGTTTCCAAAGGGAAAGAGTTTCATCAGTAATACCAATAAAGGAATTGTTTTCAGCATCGAAACTAATTGTGTTCGATGCACCCTTACCCTTACCCTTACCCTTACCCAAGCCGTCATCTGTCTGACAATTGTCTGTCAATTGTCCGTCATCTACGGATGGATATTTGCTTTTGCTTCTAACTCGTTGTTCCCATTTGAGAATTTGTAAATAGGGTTTTTCTTCGACTTGATAACGAATGGCAAGCCCTTGTCTGACAATTGACTGCAACCAGTTGTCAAGTTTTTCTATCTTTACGCTATCTTTTAAAGGAAAGCATCTTGATTTCAGAATAGGCAATCTTGCATCCATACGACCAAAATCATCAGCCACAACCAATAACCGATAAAAAAATACTTCTTCTTCAGGGGTTAGACCATCAATTGCCGATGAATCAACAATTCCTTCTTTTAATAATCTATTTGGCATCTATATCCCCTTCATAGGGGTTCATCTTCAATAATTCAGCTTGTTCAATCAATTCTTTCGCATTTTTTACTACAGCCCTAAATTGACCAATAGTTAAAAATACAGTTTGAGGTTCGCTATTTTGAATATCGCCAGTAGATCTAAAGCAAATAACGCCAGCACCAGCGTAGATTTCTACGCCATCATGCGATGGAAATTCAAGCATTGAAATTGTCCTTTTATCCAAAAGTTAAATAAGGCATCACGCCAGTTTTTGCCCGATAGCTATCAGGCAATATTAAAATTTTACTTCCTTTTCTCTGAAAGAGGAAAAAGTAATTTTTCTAAATTTAATTCGCCCTCAGAAAAAGCAACCATTTTTCTAGCCATGTCCACGCTAGGTCGCTTTCGTTTATTACAAATATGTTTGAAGTAATCGTAGCTAGTACCAACATAAGCACACATAGCTTTTGCCCGATCAATGCCGTATTTTTGCCAATATTCCATTAAGTCCATCATTAACTCCAAGAAAAGTAATAACCCAAATGATAACGCTAAATGCTCGTTGTGCATTTAGTGAAAACACTTACTCGGTTATACGCATCAAAAAATAGAGCCATAGAGCCATTATTTTTTGAGTTAAGGGGTAAGCCTGCCAGTATCAGGAAAACCCCTAAAAAGTGCCAAAAAAAACCCCTATCAGGCAAAAAAGCCTAATAGGGGAATCAATTTAGAGCCATTTTAAGGGCATTTTTAGCCCTTTTTTATTACCCCTATGGTAAGATAGCACCTACCCCCAAAAACAGCCTAAAAAGCCCCTAAAATCATCCCAAAAATAGGGGTTTAGAAATAGGGGTTTTATGGTGCTATCACCTAGGAAAAGTAAGGGTTTACCCTAATATCACCAGCTTGACCTGTAATACAATTCCCATCGGTCAAATTCTGCGTTGTTTAGCAAAATTCTAATATTGTGAACAGTACGCTGGATCTCTTCCCAAAAGTATTCGTCAAATTCGGTAGAGCCAAAAAAGAAACCTGATTGTGTTGGCAAAACATCGGGTGCTTGTGAATGATCATCCAATATCTTTTGACAATCATCGGCAAGCTTTTGTAGTTTTTCCTTGTCCACATAGTATTCGTCACAATCATCTACGCCACCTTGACAATTATCAACAAACCATTTGTGGATTGCATTGGCTTTACGCCAGTACATTGCTTCACAAGAAACTTCTTTGACACGCATACCCCGATTGCCAAGAGGTAATGCTCCAATAGCTTTTGCAAGCTTCGCATCATCGCCATCCTCGGGATATTGGCACAAGTAGCGTTTTGCAGTTAAGTACATATCTAAGCCCATGATTAAATTCCTTTCAATGTGTAAATAAATCTTCGTGTTTATAACTGTTTAAATAAATTGCACCTTTGACTATCGGTTGATAATTCTCAATCAAATAATCAGCCCCATCACTTAAAGGTACATACCATAATTG